AGGAAAACCGGATCGGGTTCTACAACAAGCACGGCATGAACAAGGTCTATGCGGTCTGGGACATTGGCTCAACATCATCGTCAGCGGATGCCACGGCAATGTGGATCGTGCAGTATGTCGGTGAGGAAATCCGCTGGCTGGATTACTACGAGGCTGTCGGCCAGCCATTCGAGGCGCACGTCAATTGGCTGCGTGAAAACAATTATGCTGATGCGACATGCGTTCTGCCGCACGATGGGGTCAAACACGACAACGTCTACAGCGTGACGCCAGAGAAGTTTCTGCGCGAGGCTGGGTTCGCAACGTATGTGGTGCCGAACCAAGGCAAGGGCGCTGCTGTCCAGCGGATCTATGCATTGCGGTCCATGTTCCCGCAGTGTCGGTTCAACGAGGACGCAACGGTTGCCGGGCGTGAGGCGCTGTCATGGTATCACGAGAAATGGGACGACAAGCGCGAGATTGGCTTGGGGCCAGATCACGACTGGGCTAGTCACTGCGCCGATGCTGCTGGCCTTGTGGCTGTCTTCGCACCAACAGCCCGTGGTGAGAGCGCGACCAAGAACGAACCGATCAGACGGAACCTGCGCGGTCTAGCGTGACGGGCTGGGGTATGGTAATGTGCGACAAACTTAAAAGGAAATCCATCAATGCCAAAAGGTCTTTATGCAAACATTGCTGCCAAGAAAGCCCGCATCAAGGCTGGATCTGGCGAGAAGATGCGCAAGGTTGGCACCAAGGGCGCACCAACAGCGGCTGCGTTCAAAGCATCTGCTAAGACGGCGAAGAAGCCTAAGTAATGGCGAAGTCACCGGCATGGCAGCGCAAGGAAGGCAAGTCGCCCAGCGGCGGGCTGAATGCCAGGGGGCGTGCATCCGCAAAGGCAGAGGGCATGAACCTCAAGCCGCCTGTCAAGTCCGGTGACAATCCGCGCCGTGCATCCTTCTTGGCCCGCATGGGCAACGCGCCGGGGCCAGAGCGCAAGGACGGCCAGCCAACGCGGCTGCTGAAATCATTGCAGGCATGGGGCGCATCCAGCAAGTCCGATGCCAAGAGCAAGGCGAAGGCTATATCTTCGCGTAACAAGGCGAAAAGCAAATGAGCATTGCAAGCTACAGCGCGCTGAAAACGACGATTGCGGACTTCCTTGACCGCGATGATCTAGCGGCTGTTATCCCGACGTTTATCAGTTTGGCTGAGGCGCAGATGGAACGCGAGATCAGGCACTACCGCATGGTGCAGCGTTCATCGGGTCAGATCGACAGCCGCTATTCCGAGATCCCCAACGGCTGGCTGGAGACAATCCGGTTTCACATTGCAGGCAATCAGGAAACGCGGCTGGAGTTGACCAGCCTCGATGACATGATGCAGTTGCGAGAACTAAGCAACACGCCAGCAAAGCCGACCCACTATGCGCATGTCGGCACCACGTTTGAGATATATCCCACGCCGGATGCCGAATATGAAATCCAGTTGATGTATTACGAGGAAATCCCAAAGCTGACCGACAGCAACGCCAGCAACTGGCTGCTTGAGATTGCGCCTGACGCGTATCTCTACGGGGCTTTGGTTCAAGCCGCGCCATATCTCAAGGACGACGCCCGTATTGCAGTCTTTGGCGGCTTCTACAGCGGCGCAGTGCAGGCAATCAACGACGACAACGAACGTGCGCGCTTCGGTGGCTCTGGCATACGTATGCGCATTCGGTCTTACTAATTTGGCGCATTTCGTGTAGACTGCGCGGTAAATCTATCAGGAGGACATGCATTGTCTTTAACCAACACATTCGAAACCACGGTTCTGACGTGGTTGCTGACGACCGGAGCCGCAACCCGACCAACGGTTTGGTATGTCGGCCTGTTCACGACCGATCCCGGCGAGACAGGCGCAGGCACAGAAGTCAGCGGATTTGGCTATGCTCGGACAGCGGTGACATTTACCGTCACAGGCGACACGGCTAGCAACAGCGCAGGCGTTGAATTCCCTGCGGCGACGGGTGGCGACTGGGGGACTGTAAGCCACATCGGCATCATTGATGCGGCAACTGGCGGCACAATGATTATCCATACGCCGCTGACCGTTGCCAAGGCTATCTCCGACGGGGACGTGTTCCGCATTCCGACTGGCGACCTTGACGTGACGCTTAACTGATGGCCTTTCGTTCTGGATATGGTCAGGGGGTCTATTCTGCGGACCTTTACGGCATTGACAGCGTTCTCATCGAAGGCGCTGCTGCTGCTTCCATATCCAGCACGACAACGGCTGTTGCCACCAAGGTCATTTCGTTTTCTGCGGCTGCATCTATTTCGGCATCTGCCTCTGCTGTTGGGTTTACCGCGCTTGCCGGTGCTGCAACATCGACGATCACAACGTCGGTCGGCGTGTATTACAACCGGGTTCGCCTGTTCTCAGCGCAAGACAACATCACGATTGGCGCAGATGTCCAATCGCGGTATAAATGGAATGACATCGCGCTGCCCACAACAACGTGGGTGGAAGCTAATTACCGAGAGGGAGCCGCATAATGGCTGACGGAACAACAACCTATTACACGTTCACAAAGCCTGAGGTCGGCGCTTCTGAAGACACTTGGGGAACGAAGCTGAACGCAAACTGGGATGCGCTTGATACGCTTCTCGGCGGTGTGACTAACGTAGAGTTTGCCATCCTTGACGGGGCGACGATCACAACGGCTGAGTTAAACATCCTTGATGGGCTTACTGCAACAACCGCCGAGCTAAACATCCTCGACGGCGTCACTGCCACGACCGCCGAGTTGAACATCCTTGACGGCGTCACTGCGACAGCTGCGGAAGTCAACTACCTTGACATAACGCTGCTCGGCACGTCCGAGGCCAGCAAGGTCGTCACGGCTGATGCAAACGGCGTCGTGATCTTCGACGCCGGTGTGGTCGAAGACGAAACTGCAATCACCTCAACCAGCAACGCAGCGACGATCAACTGCCGCGATGGCAACGTGTTTACCCATGAGTTAACTGAGAACGTGACCTACACATTCAGCAACCCGCCTGCCTCTGGGCGCGCCTTTGGCTTCACGCTCAAAATCGTCCAAGACAGCACAGCCCGCACGATCACATGGCCTACCTCGGTTGACTGGGCTGGGGGTGAAGCGCCTGATGCTCCTGCAAGCAATGAGGTAAACATTTACGCCTTTATTACCCATGATGGCGGCACGACTTGGTATGGCTTCTTGGCTGGGGCGGAGCTGGCATGAGTATCACTCGAATTATGATGCAAGCTGCTGCGGGGGTCAAAAAAGGTCCAACCGAAATTGGTCAGGCATTTGGTGGTGGTTTCTATGCTGGTAAGATTGTTGAGGGGGGGACTCGGTATTATATTATAGTCGCCCCTAAGTCTTCTGGCGAGAGCTCAAGTAAACAATTTAAGACTAGCAATGATGCCGCACCTTCAGCTACTCAAACACTAAACAACGGCCCTGCTGCATCCTCCTCTATGAACTCTGCAACCTACCCAGCGGCACAGTTTTGTGAGGGGCTAACCATTGGTGGTTTTTCTGATTGGTATCTTCCTGCCAGAGATGAACTAGAGCTTTGCTATCGTAACCTTAAACCCACTACCTCAACTAACAACACGTCAAATAGACAAAAGTCTCCTATTACATACCCAGAGCGGAACGATCGGTCGAATGACACAATGGGTGTTAATCGCAACAGTAATCCGACAGGTGGTGCTTATACTACGTTTACACCTAGTCAAACTTCCGTAACAGCTTTCATAACGGGAGGTACAGAAGCCTTTGCTTCTTCAGGCTACTACTGGTCTTCTTCAGAGTTTGAACCCGCGAACGCTTGGTGGCAGGGCTTCATTAACGGTTTTCAGAACGGCAACTTTAAGAACAATTATTTCTATGTTCGTGCCGTCAGGAGAGTCCCTGTATAACTTGAATTTATCTAAAACAGCCACGAACAGATAGGAGACTTACAATGTTCGTCAAAACTACAAACGGCCAGATCGACCAATACCCTTACACGGTCGGTGATCTTCGTCGTGAAAACCCAAACACTAGCTTTCCCAAGCGTGTATCTGACGAGATGTTAGCAGATTGGGGTGTTTACCCTGTTGCTAAGGCTGACAGGCCCAACGTAGATCACACACAGAACCTCACAGAAGGCCAACCAGCCCTTGTAGACGGTCAATGGCAGCAGACATGGGCCATCACCGATGCTACGCCAGAGGAAGTCTCTCAGCGGGCAGCACAGCAAGCAGACGACATCCGTAATAAGCGCAACCATCTGCTGTCCGACAGTGACTGGACCCAGATTGCTGATGCTCCTGCTAACGCTACAGCATGGGCTACCTATCGTCAGGCTTTGCGCGACATCACGGATCATGCTAACTTCCCGTATCTGGGCGAGGACGATTGGCCCGTTGAACCCGCATAAGGGAAACACAAATGGCGCTTATCCCACTCAATATCCCAGCAGGGCAGTATCGCAACGGCACTGAATACCAATCGCTTGGCCGGTGGCGCGATGGCAACCTGATCCGGTTCCATGAGGGTTCATTGCGTCCTGTTGGCGGTTGGCGTCAGCGGGGCAGTGTAGACATTGCGGGCGTTGTTCGATCAATGCTGGCTTGGGAGGACAACAGCAACAGCCGCCGGTTGGCGTTTGGCACGCACGACAAGCTGTTTGCCATGACGGCTAGTAATGCAGTGACTGACATCACGCCTGCCGGCTTCACCGCTGGCCGTGTGGATGCCACGTTGTCTGTGGGCTTCGGTGCCAGCACCTACGGCAACCAGACCTACGGCACGCCCCGTCAGGACACGTCAACACTGTTGCCCGCCACTACATGGTCGCTGGATAACTGGGGCGAATACCTTGTCGGCTGCACGGCTGATGACGGCAATCTGTATGAGTGGCAGCTAGACTCTGCTGAAGATGCCGCGCAGATCGCCAACAGCCCAGAGAATTGTTCTGCGCTGATGGTGACAGAAGAACGATCCTTGTTCGCCTTCGGTGCTGGTGGAAACCCGCGCAAGATTGCGTTTTCTGATCGAGAGGACAACACGGTCTGGACGCCTCTTGCAACTAACGAAGCGGGCGACATCGAAATCCAGACCAACGGCACAATCCTGCGCGGCCTGCGGACCCGTGGGCAGGCGTTGATCCTGACCGATCAGGACGCCCACACAGCGACTTACCAAGGCCCGCCGTTCGTCTATGGCTTTGAACGTGTCGGCACGTCCTGCGGCCTGATTGCGGCCAATGCGGCGGTTGCGATTGACATGGGCGTTGTCTGGATGGGCGCGCGCAGTTTCTTCACATACAGCGGCGGTGCCGTGCAGGAGTTGCCCAGCGAAGTCAGCGACTACGTTTTTAGCGACTTTAACACCGATCAGCGGTCAAAGGTTCACGCCTTAGTCAACAGCCGCTGGAACGAGATATGGTGGTTCTATCCAAGCGGTGCCAGCGTTGAGTGCAACCGCTATGTCGTCTACGACTACGCGCAGAACGTCTGGTCCACTGGCGACATTGACCGGACCGCAGGCGTGGACAGCAGCGTGTTTCGTCAGCCTATGTGGGTCGCTGCCGACGGTGTTCTATATGAGCATGAGGCGGGCTATTCCTACAGCGGCGCTACGCCATTCTGCGAAAGCGGGCCAATCACGCTTGGGACTGGCGATCAGGTAATGAGCGTGCAGCAGTTTATCCCAGACGAACGAACGCTGGGCGATGTCACGGCTACGTTTAAGACGCGGTTTTATCCAACTGCAACTGAGCGTAGTTACGGGCCATTCAGCATGGCAAACCCGACGAGCATGCGGTTTACCGGGCGTCAGGTGCGGATGCGCGTTGATGGCAACTCTGCGGCTGACTGGCGCGTGGGCGTGATGCGGCTTGATGCTGTCCCCGGTGGCCGTAGATGAGCCGTGTGATCCCGCCATTTACCACAGATGCGAAAGCATGGGCTGAGAACATCCGCCGGTATTTGGCACGCGCTCTGGACCAGTTAGGTGCGCTTGATGCAAGGGCTACGGCGGCAGAGAACGGCGTGCTGCTGTGGGATCGGGACAACAAGTATCCGGTGGTGTCGCTTGATGGTGAATGGCGTCAGCTTGTCATTGCCAATGGCTTTGGGTTTCTGACGCAGGACAATGACATCACGGCAGCGGCGGATAACACTGCTTATCCGATTGTCTTTGATGCGCCGATGGCTGGGTTTTCGGATGGGATTAGCCTTGGGGCATCGCCCAATCAAAGCCGGATTATCTTTGAGGAGGGCGGCGTTTATTACCTGACCTTCACTGCGCAGGTTTACAGCACAAGTGGATCGCAAGTTGTTTTTTGGTTTTGGCCGAGGATCAACGGCGTTGATGTGCCATCTGGGGCAACGCGCGCAAGCCTGCATGACAGCACATCAACAAAGCCTGTCACCAAGGGCGCTATCTTTAGCGTAAGCGCCGGTGATTACCTTGAGGCTTATTGGGCAACGGACGATCACACGCGCGGGACGCTTGAAGCATTTGCTGCCACTGCATTTGCGCCCGCAACGCCGTCTGTTTCGCTGTCAGTCACAAGGATCAGGTCTTGAATATCATTGACCATTGCCGCCCGTGGATTGATGACGCGCTGGAATACAGCGGCGGGACGCACACGTTTGATGACGTTTCTGAGCGGATACTTGACGGCAAGCTGCAATTGTGGCCTGCCGAAAGGGGGTGCGCTGTCACAGAGATTGTGATATATCCAAAGAAGAAAGTCCTGCACGTTTTTTTGGCTGGCGGCGAGATGGATCAAATCATTGATATGATCGACAGCGCCGTAGCTTGGAGTAAGACACAGGGCTGCACCAGCATGACAATCGCGGGGCGACATGGTTGGAAGCGGGTTCTTGAGAAATACGGATACAAGCCGGTGATGACGGTCTTGGAAAAGGAGTTTGAATAATGGGTCGCGGCAGCACCACAACCGAAACCAAAATACCAGAGTATCTTGAGTCAGCGGCTAGGGGCAATATTGCCCGCGCAGACCAGATCGCGCAAATTGGCTATGTTCCCTATTACGGGCCAGACGTTGCCGCGATGACGCCAATGCAGATGGCTGCTGGTGGTAACATCAATGCGGCGGCTGATGCATTTGGTTTGGGTATGCCAACATCTGCGGGGGCCGGTATGCCGACTGCGATGGATTACGGCGGCATGGGTGCTTATTCTTCTGGCTCAATTTATGACCAAGCCCTTGCCGAATTGCAGCAGCGCGCACCTGCGCAATTTGATGCACTTACAGCAATGTTCATTGATCCGGTTACGGGGCCGCGCGATGGCGGTCTGGGCAACAAGGGTGGCGGTGCAGCAGTTTCCCAGCCATCAGATGGCGGCAGTGATCGAGATGGTCGTGAGCGTATTCAGCAAGCGCGCGAACGCAGCGAACCAAGCTCGTTTGCGTCCAGTCGCTTGCGATCGGTTCTGCCGGGCGGTGTATATGATCCATTTCTTGAGCGGCCAGCCAATCAGGCGATTGCCCGCATAACCAATGCGCTGCCAAGCCGTAGCACAACACCTATGCGCCCAGTGGCGCGTCCAAACAGAAATTGACGGGGGTAACTCATGGGCCGTGGTTCTAATCCAGCAGCAGCAGCAGCGCCGACACCGATGCCT